TTCAGGTATTGAAACTGGACTCAGATCTAGTTCAGGAATTGAAACAGTGGTATTTTCTGGTTCAGGTATTGAAACTGGACTCAGATCTAGTTCAGGAATTGAAACAGTGGTATTTTCTGTTGGAAGTGTTTCAACAGGAGGAAGAACTAATTCTGGTTCAGTTGTTGTAGTTGTTGTTGGTTCGGTTGTTGTGGTTGTTGGTTCGGTTGTTGTGGTTGTTGGTGGTGGAGTTGGGTCAATAACTATTGCATCAACATTTGTTTCAGGCCCATAGATACATGGACCTACACCGTCGGAGGAGAAGCAGCTTTCATTTCCTGCTTTAATGCCAAAACGAACAGGTCCAAACCCGGTAGTTCCGGAGAACATGTATTCAGCAAGTGAGTAGGTGGTTCCTTGGTTGGTCCAAACTCCCCAGCCACCTGACGTAGTTCCGCCAATTTCGTCAAGTCCGTAAAACGTGACACCATAAGCGTAGATGTCAACATTACTTGATGTTGGCGCATCCCAGTCAAGGTCAACACTTCCGTCTGCGTTGGCTGTTGCTACAAGGTTTGTAACAGAATTTAAATATGGAGCAGCAGTTGTTGTGGTTGTGTATTGAGACTCATTGTTCTGAGTAAACGCTTCTGCAGGAACAGTTGAATATCCTCCACCTTGATTCCATGCAAGCTCAACCCAGTTTCCTCCACCATTTTCATAAAACCATAAAGTGATTGGTTTTGGTACGCCAGCAATAAAATCAATTGGTGTACTGGGATTTCCTCCGCCACCCTTGTCTATCCAGTTATTGTCAACTAGAACATCATCAATGTAAAGCTTTGTGCCATCATCAGCGCTTGGATAAAAAGTAATTGTTTCCGTTGTGGGTGAGGTAATGTATCCTTCGTATTTGACTATGTAGTCGTCATAAAGTCCACAAATGCTATTGCCAAAGTCTTGGTCAATATTTAAGTATGTTGTAGTACACTGAACTGGTCTGCCGGATACGGATGGCAGTGGCGGAGACCCGTTATAACCATAGTTATCATAAATAGTTACTTGAAGTCCCGGCTCTGAAGTTGCTTTTGAAGAAGATGGAAATGCAAATACGAACGCAAAAAGTACAGCTAGAATCCAAGATCCACGACGTGGTTTTATACGCATTATTACCCCTCCAGGTAGACATTATCTATAGTAATGGAGAGGTAATAAAATTGGCGGCCTAAAAGGGAACAACCCCAGTAGATTTCTCTACTGGGGTTGAGCGTCGGCCTCCGTAAGACTTATTATATCAGTCAATATCTAATATTGCAAATACTTTTCCACCTGCAATTGTGTCATCTTTCAATCCGTTGACTCCCTTTAACTTGCGAACAGCTTCACCAGTTGCGGCATCATAAGTACCAGTTGCTTCACCTGCATAAAAGCCAGCGTTCTTAAGAGCTGATTGTAGTCTCTTAACATCTTCACCAGTTGCACCAACACTTAACTTATCTCTCATTGGTGCCTCCGCAATTTCTCCTGCTTCTGGAGCACCACCAGCAAATGCTAGCGGTTCTTTATCTCCAACACAGTATTGCCAATGCCATGCTTCATACTCTGGATTAGGCTTACCTTCTTTTGTTGGTGCACCCTGCAAATAAAAACCATACTTTGGAGCATTTTCACACATCCACTTATATCGTTTTGCATCTTGCATATTTAAGTCAATAGCTAATCCGAAGACCATGGTTTGATGTTCCAGGAGTTCCAGATGGACTCATTCCCTCTTTGAGGTACCAAACCTTGTTGTTGTATTTACGGGTAATTTCTGGGTTACGCTTTGTTTTTGCATCAGCATAACGTGACATAAACATTGAAAGCTGTGCTTCAAATGGACGATAATCCCCAATGTTCTGTAGCTTATGACCAGCTTTAGCAGCTTCGTCATAAAGTGCATTGAAGGCTTTAGCTGCCTTTACCCACATTTGACCGCCACATTTAACCTTAGCAAGCTGGTTTGGCTTAAGCTTGCCGTTTTCTACGTTTTGTAACTCTTTTGGTATAATCATTTTTTCTACTGGATGAGTCATTTTTTCTCCCTTACTTGTTTGTTTATATAGTAAATGCTTTACTTGTTTTTAAAAAGACTTGATGGGTATGTGTCATCTATCTCTTGGTATTTTAATGGGAATCTATCAAAAGGATCAATCCCATATTTAATTCTATTCATTATTAATTCATCAGATTTAAATTCATCTTTATCATATTCTGTATGAGCAAAGGATTCAATTTTATTCTTTATATTATCTTCTTCCCCTAAGAAAGAAAAGTGCCAGCCACCATTAGGTATGGTTGGCAGAGTCATTGATCGCAGCTCTTGAGGAGTTATGGATTCAAGGTGACTCTTTTTGCAAACTACAGGTCTAGCTCCTTGATTGCAGTGATCAGGAACCTGCCAATTAAAATTCCAAAAATATTGTTTTACATCTAGTCTAACTGGATCGTATTCATATTTTATACTTTCAACAGTTTTATAGTTCCAGATTTCATCTGCGTCGGAAATGATTACTAAATCATCATCTTGTATATCTAAATTTTTTAATGCTGTAGCTATAGAATTTCTCTGAAAATATTCTCTTTCCCAAGCATTGGTGCATGTGTTTGGAAAGTCAATTTTAAAACGTAGTATCTTTGGCAGCCATTTATTCATCCAATCTGGAAATGAATCAAGATAAAATGGTTTTGGTTTTCCAGTAAAAGTTTCAGAAGCTTCAACGATTAAAAAGAAATCTACAAAATCTCCCAGTTCTTCTAACCTTAGTTTTAAAACTTGTTCTTCATTATAATATGTAAAGCAATCAAATATTTTCATAGATAAATATTCTTTCATCTGAAAGCATTGAGTATTTTTTTGCTTCTATTTCTATTTTATTGTTGCGCTCTAAATGTAATTCAATTGAAGAAGCCCAGTCACCAGGATTAATTATCAAAGCGTGACCACCATGCTTAAGTATGTTTTTAACCTGATCTGCAATAAATGTATTATCATTAGTAAGTATCTCTGGATTATATCCTATGGATATAAATAGGTCAGCATAATCATACCCAGTGTATGGTCCATTGTATCCTATCTCCCAAAATGCTACACCATCAAAATACTCTCTTTTAGATCTATCAGTATGAAGGATAAAGCTTTCCATAGAATGCTCATTACTTTTCATAACTTCTCTTAATAAGAGAGAGTCGTTAACTTCACTATATAAAATGATGTTATGCTTGCGCTCAAAAATATCCCTAATAATGTGGCACAAAAAATCATAGTTCATTTTAGAGTGGCTTTCTAGCGTCCACCTTTAACCATCCCCATTCGTCACCTCTTTTAATGTCAAGGATTTCAAAACCCATTTTTTTAAAGTCATCTTCTAACATTCTGTGAGTTAAACCAACAAAATGAAAGTCAAAAGGATTAAGTTGTTCTGCAAAGAATATCTGTTGCATTCTTCTGTCACCGTCAAGGGAATCCATTGCAAGTATCTGATTGCATGCCAACAAAAAGTCTGGAACTTCAATTCTAATCATTCCACCTGGCTTTACAATTCGACACCATTCTTTAAGAACAGATTGATATTCTTTCCAGGGAAAGTGCTCCAAGCATTCTGAGTTATAAACTATGTCTGCATAGTTATCAGGCATGTCAAGTTTTCTTGCATCGCACACAACATCTACTGGCACTTGCTGTTTATTAACATGGTCATACAAAGGAGTTGGATCTATGTCAACATGTATCCAGTCTGGGCCAAGGTATGTTCTTGTTCCAATTACAACTTTAACTCCATTACCTTGAGGTATAGTTTCTAGTCTCATTTTTCCTACGTTCTTAAGGGCCAAACAGGCATCTTTGTAATATCTATCTCACCTAGAATTGGGTTAGTACTATCTCTTACTGAGAGAATTGGATCTTGCACTGACCATTCTGCATCAATCATTTTATCATTCCAAAGAACTCCAAGTTCGTCAGCTTGATTGTAATAATTGTCTACCAAATAAGTTAAGATCATATCTGTAGTAGCAGAAAAACCATGGGCAACTCCTGGTGGAATATATAATCCGAGATTATTATCTCCTGTTAAATCTACAGAATAAACTTCTCCTTCTGTTGGAGAACCTATTCTCATGTCATACAGAACTGCTCTAGCTTCCCCAAAAGGCACATACCAATAGTCAGACTGATGCAGATGGTAATGAAATCCAGCTAGAGCACCTGCAGATTTAGATGATCTATTTGTTTGTATTACTTCTCTTGCTCCTGGTATCCAATCTCTTCTATAAGATTCGGTAAAGAAACCTCTGTCGTCACCAAATTTTTGTGGCTCCACCAAGAAAGCACCTTTGATGTTTGTCTCTTGTACATTTGCACCCATTAGATTATTCTTCCTCTGTAAAAATTAGTCCATCTAGGGACTTTAATAAGATCAACTTCTCTACCCAAAGCTGCAATATATACTGTCTCTGGATTTTCATTTAGTCCTTTAAGTTCTGGCTGCGATTGATACCACTCTTCCAAGTAGATGGCACTCCAGTCTTCAAATCTAGTTACATTAGGACTGTGGTACGTGACATTCGGGCCAACGTAATACTTATTCCACTTGTTGACCCAATTAACAACACCTTCATTGATTCTATTTTTAGAAGCTGGATCGTTTGAACTGGTTGAATCATGTCGAACATGAATAGCTGGATCAGCTATCATCTTCCAGCCATCAAGTCTAAGACGAGTTTGATAATCTACTTCTTCTTGGTGACCAATCTCAGTATCAAATCCGCCAATTCGCAAGTACGCTTGCTTCTTAAGCATCCAGCAAAAGCCAACACCCCATAGTATTTCTGTATACTTAGGTCTTGGAATTTGATAAGCCCCACCATTAGGAAAGGCCATTGCGACTTCTAAGTTTGTAGCAAGATAGCCTGCAAGTTTTTCGTCCCAACCATTAGTTATTACATAGGCATCGTTGTCTAGGTAGCCAACATAATCTGTTTCTGCCCATTCTAGTATTTGATTGACTGCTCCAACGTATCCACTATTGTTATCTAAGAATCTTGGAATAATTCTTGAATCTTCACTAGCATGTCTTTCAATAACTTCTCTGACACCTGGGTCAGTTGAAGCATTATCAATAACTAGAAAACGCCAATCAGAAATAGAGTTTTGTCTCATGTTAGTGAGCATCATATTTAACTTCTCAGGATTGTTATAGCTAGCAGTACCCATATCTATTCTCATGGCTTCACCCACCACTGTCCATTTTCATGTCGGACAAATCCTATTTTCACTAACATTGGATCCCATTCCCATTCATATTTATTATTAATGGACAGGTGCATGGGAATAGAATTTCCATGCTCTGCATCGCCTATGCCAAATGCATTATTAGGAATGAATACACCATTTTTCTTTAAGCAGTTAAAAATAGCTAATGCCCATTCGTCTACGTTTACAACGTGCTCTAGAAAATCTAAAGCAACGACGCCATCAAACTTGTTTGTGCCAATTTTTGGCGCAAAGCTATCAGTGAATAGAGTTTTAATATTTAGATCAGGACGCTTATTAAATCTATGCTGGGCAAAACCGGCTGTCTTACTACCCTCTAAGTCGTGGTAAGTGGTGTTCAATCCTTCTTCAGCCATTCTCAAGCTGAGTGTACCAATGCCATCACCAATGCTAAGGATCTCTTTCTTTCCAGAATGAGCTAGTCCTAAACTAATACTTTCGCACATGCCTTTGTAGTTAAAACCATCATCTAAGTGATATGAAGAAAGCTCCCAGATATAAGTATCTGTATTTCTATACCAATTAAGGAGAGAGTTTGGATCATCTACATTGGTATTGGTAGAAGTAAAATCTTCTGCAACCATATGGTGATTAGGGTGAAACCCTAAAGATAAACGCTGTTTAGCTTTATCTAAAGTGACACCCAAGTATTCTGATATATCATTTGCCTGTGTCTCTAAGTTCATTATTTATTGTTTCCCATTCTAAATAGCATTTTTCTAAACCATACATATAATCAGTTATGTATAAAGATGTTCCATCTTCCCAAGTGGTGTCCTTGGGTCTTGCTACATTACTGGTGAAATAAGTATAGGATACTGGTTTGATTTCAGTATCTAGTTTACCATTAGAAGCTGTCTTTATGTCGCTAGCTAGAGAAAATCTTGAAGATTTTATTGGATTACCTATGTGAATAATTTTTTGATCACTTTCTTCAAAGTGAAGAGCGGTATCCCAAAGTATCATGGCAGCGTCATAAGCAAAGACTGGGGAAAAAAATCTATCATCAACTTGAAGCTGCTCTTTTTGTTCCATCATAATTTCTAATGGATTTTTTCTGCCTACATCTTGAAAAGGTCTTACTCCTATAACAAAAGTTAACCTAACTATTTTTACATTATCATGTGAAATAATAAGCTTTTCAGCAAGGGCTTTCTGCTTGCCATACCATGTGATAGGATGTGGTTTAGAGTTAGTATTATAATTAGCATTTTCTCCGCTAAAGATACCCTGTGTACTAACTTGTATTAATTTTTTATTATTATTGCTAACCCATGTAGCTAAAGTAAGAGGCAGTTTTACGTTGACATATATTGACTCATCCGGATTTTGTTCTACGGCGTCAACTACGTTTTGTCCTGCTAAGTTAATAATTACATCGGGAGAATTAGCATCAAGCCAAGCTTCTATGTCGTCTTCACCAACATTTAGTTGCGACCATTCTAAATAGCCTTTTCTTCTCGTGAAGATAGCGTCAGCCCATTCAGGCTTGTTTACCATCATGTGCTGACCTACTATTCCGCCAGCTCCTATAACAACAACTTTTTTATTATGCATTGTCTTTTCGCCACTTCCACATATTTCTCCAGTGAACCCATTGCCATAGAATCCACATCGCTAAAAATCCCGGCTTATCAAATATAATAGAGTATATTACCCAAGGTATTGAATGTAAAGCAACAATCAAATGACCTTGCCATTTTTTATTGCCCACCTGATAGCTGCCGTAAACTCCTATTAGCTCCATGGTAAATAATAACCAGGTCCACGCAGTTTCGCTCATATAAAATTGTATTCCTTTTTTAGATTTACAAAATTATATCACAAAAAAAAATGTAAATCTATTTTCTTAGCAGAAAAGAAGCGTACATTATGATGACGGTCAATATCATAATAGCTTGTATTATCATTTTAATCTGACTGAATAACTTTCATTACCAGAAAACAAAGACGCATTAGATCGTTATTAGAGATACTAAATACGTTGTCTGATCCATCTCTGGTTTTTAAATTTATTGTATGTGCAGATATAAGTTCGCCCTCTGTATTGATCATCGTAATTTCTTTGCTTACATTTATCTGATCAATCATTGGCATAAATCCGCTAAAAGATTCTTCTGTTTGATCGAACACTATTTCTTCTTTTTAGTAAAGGTTGAAACATTCTTTGGGGCCTGTCCCTTAACTCCTTGTTGTGGAGTTCCAGAGGACCTTTTTCTTTGTACTGCGCTTTTCTTTTGTGCCGGAGTCATTGCTCTAGCCTTTGCAACTGGTACACACTTTGCATACCCAGATCCACCTGCGCCAGAAGTTCCACATGGTTGATACTTACCTTTTTTTTTGGGAGCACCAATGTTGACCCATTTTTGATCAAACCATTTAGTTAATCCAACACCCTTAGGACCTGGCATTATTTTTTTCCACTTCTCGATTGCTTAGATTTTTTAGTTGGTGTGCAGTTAGGAACTAGCTTTCCGCCCTTTACCTTCATGCCTTTAGCAGAATAGCCTTTCCAACACGCCATTATTTTTTCTTTCTTAAATTTTTTTCATAATCTTTTTTATAGAAAGAACCTTTATTTTTTAAATCTTTTTCTATTTCTTTTTTTCTTTCAGAAGATTTCTTTTGCGCAGACATACTACTTTTTCTTTGTAGCCTTCTTGGTAGAAACAGTTTTCCATGTTCCACCAGCTGCCTTATACTTCTTTGCAGCCCATGCGTTAGCATAAGCTGAGGGGTATACGTCAAACTTTGCTTTAGCCTGAGACTTTGCGGCAGACCACAATTCTGGCTTAGTCGGTTTATTTACCTTAGCCATTACTTCTTCTTCTTTTTTGGAGGGGTTTTTTTTCCATCAAAAACTACATTCATTGCACCCTTAATATCCTTAAGGTAATTATTGTTATCCTTTTTGCTATTTTTTGAATATGCCATTGTTATTTATTCTTTCTTTTAGCAGAAATTTTTCTAAGAGTCTTAGCCAAATTAGCTTGACGAACAGTTCTTGCACTGTACTTGCTAGGATTTTTGGTAACCGCAGCTGCCATGCCGGCAACTGATTTGCCAGCTTTCTTAGCCTTAGCAGTAAATGCTCCGGGTCTTTTAATAGCTCCCTGAATCCATTTATTATCTTTTTTTTCTACCATTATTACTTGCTCTTCTTTTTCCCCATGATGGCCTTTTGGATAAAAGGAGGAAGTTTCTTTTGAGCAGCAGTTAATCCGTTTGCTTTTTTTGCTGCACCCTTTTTCATTGCAGGCTTCTTAGCAGCACCTTTTTTCATGCCATCACCATTCATTGCCATATCAGTACATTCCTTTTTTGCTAGAGCCTTTTTTCATGCCACCCATTTTTTTCTTAGCCATTTTTTTAGGAGCAGCTTTCTTCATGCTACCTTTTTTCATACCATCGCCATACATTGTCATAATTTTTCCTTTACCATTTTACTTTATTAGCCCAGTAGGCTGCGGACATTTTGCCCTTAGCAATATTGCTTGCGTGACGAGCCTTGAAAGACTCTCTGCGCTTTCTATTTGAAGTTGATTCTCCTTGTTTTTGAGGAGAACCGCTTACTCCTTGTTGACCAAATCGTATTGTCTTAACCTGACTTCCTGATTTAGCAACAACAACATGAGATTTTTTAGGATGACTTGGAGTACGTTTTGGTTTATTAAAACCACTAACTCCGTGCCTTGGCTAGTCTAGGATCTTTTTTTGCTGCCATTTTTTTTACCTTTATTTTTTTTAGAAGATTTATTAGTTATGTCCTTGATCTCAATGCCAAACATAGAATTGTTTTGACCCATTCTAGGACCACTAACATAGATACTTTTTTTAATAACCATTACTTCTTTTTTTCCTTGTAGGTGACAGGGGTCGAGTTCTTTTTAACACTTACCCCACCCTTGGTGATCTTGCGATATTTTGCTAATGCCATACATATATAGTAATTCTATAAATGAAAAACAAAAGCCCCCATATAGGGGGATATAAGGACTTTTGCTTTAAATGAGAGGTTTACTTCTTCTTTGGCTCAGCCTTTTTAGCTACTGGCTTATCTTTAGCAGTAGCCTTAGGTCTTCCCGCAGGCTTCTTTTTCACCACTTCAGATACAGAATCAGCTACTGCCTTCTGCACTTCCTGGATTACTTCTTCTTTAAGCTCATCTACTTTTTGATCAGCTTTTACAGCAAGTTTTTCTGCCTCGCTAATAGCTTCATCAATTTTTTTATTAAGTTCTTTTTTAGCTGGGGCTAAAGAAGTTTTTAATTTTGCTACTAATTGTTTAAACATTTAATTTACCTCTATCTCATTTAAATTTAACTGTATTAATTCGAAACCTTTAGGAACTTTTAACCCTAGCTCCCAAGCTTTTAGCTCTTGCTCTACGGTTAACAATCTTCTCTTAAGGTTTTCCATTTCTTTGTCAACTCTTTCATTCTCTATTCTACACGTTTCAAGCTGCTCACGCAACATTTCTCTTAAATTTTTTTCTTCACCAGTTAAAATTTCTCTTTCAGCATTTAAATGCTCTATTTTAATTTTATAAAATTCTATCTCTTTTTCTTTAGAGATAGTTCTTTTCTGGTGTAAAGAAGTTAAAAGGTATGTAAGTACAGAAGAGAGGGATGCTATGACAGCAATAATTACACTATAGTTATTATCCATTGGTCACCTCAGATAGATCCAAGGATAATAGTAAGTGTTAAATTATTATTTTCCCTGCTGACCTTCTTTAATTAGCATGTATCTTTCTCCAGTTTCCTTTGAAACTAAACCAAAGCCATAGGCAGCTGCTTCTTTAACAGCTTCTGAAAATGCTTCTTTGTCTGAAGCATCTAAGCCATTAAGGGGGATCGTGATCCCAGCATAAATATCTATATTTTCAAAATTACCTATGTTTATTTTTCTATTTACTCCACATATTAATACCGGAGTTGATGATACTGATATTTCGCCTGACACTAAATTTACCGCCTGTTCTATTGGGGAACCTATACTATGTTCTTGTGCACTTTGATTAATTTTGGGCATAAGCTGCTAATCCAAATCTTTCTTTTATTATATCAATTGTTGCTTGAGCCTGTTGTTCAACACTCATTGAAGATGAGTCTATTACAGCTGATGCCGAGCTTGCAAATATTTCAATCTCTTTTTCCGACTTATGAGACATCTGCTCATCGGTCATGTATACGCCATCTCTATTAAATATTCTATCTCTTCTAACTTCGGGAGAAGCATCGTAAACAATGAGCATGCTGTTTGGCAGTTTCAAGATTGCTTCTGCCTCATTTTGAAATCGAACATCTGATATTAGTATACAGTATGGTTTTTCTTCTTCTTCATCAGAGATACTTTTAGTATACTCCCTAAAGAGTTGATAAGACTTTCTAACTCCCCATTTAGCAAAGCATGCAGGATCAGATTCTCTGCATAGATCTCCAACTTCCTGAAGAAAAGATCTAGGTTTTGACCCGGCAAATGATAATGGTTTATTAGCAATAGCTTTTGTTAGGGCTACAAATGATTCGTAGTCTGGAATATTGCCAAGCGGAGAACTTCCATAAAGGTCATACAGAGTTTCATGAATGTTGAATAACTTTCTTGATTCAGAATTAGTTCCTTCTATTTTAGTTCTAATAGAAAAAAACTCATAAATTGGCATCGCAAAAAAGATATGCTCCCACACTACTCCGCCTTTAGAAGAGGCAAAGGATGCTTTTGGAACGATAGTCTCAGCTGCTGAGGTCTTGCCTGTCGCTGCCATGCCTGCTAGCCCAACTACTATTGGATAATTTGGATTGTAAATGTTTGACATGTTTCTATTATAGCACCTTATTGTTTTCTTTTTTCTTTAACTCCAATTGATCAAGAAATTGTTTTGCCAAAGCATCAGGTTCCCATACAAATTTTCTGGGAACTTGCACAATTCTAAAATTATATTCTTCTCTTATATCTTGAATAGTCATAAGTAAAGGCATCAACGCTTCGTTTTTACATTTCCATTTGCCATTTATGTGATTAGCAACAACAGCAGAGTCTGTGTATAGTATTGGATCTAAAAAATCTGACATAGAACATATTAGTAAGGCTGCTATTATAGCCTCATACTCTGCTTCGTTATTACTTCTAGGGCCTAACCCTCTAGCAAACTGTGCTACTTTTTTTCTATTTTTATATACAACTACAGCACAAGCTGCTTCTCCAATTTTCTTTTGACCCTGCCCTCTTGATGCTCCATCACAAAAGACTTCAATGTTCATATGCTTATATCAAAAATAATGTTATTTTTTTTAGCATACTCTTTGAGTCTTTTTTCTCTTGATGGAGAATCAGCAAAGTGAGTTGTAGTCAATAAGTATCTTTGACCGTTGTATTCTATTTGAGTTGGGAAATCTAATGAATCTCTTTTTAAGGAGAATAATTCATCAGGGGAATTGACGGACTTATATTGTCCAATAAACATATTTTTCATCAGTATGTACTAAAGTCACTTTCTAGGTATGATCCTTTTTCTTCTCTAGAATAAGCTATTTGCATAGACTGCATCTTGTCTATGAGCTTTCTAGCTGACTCTGAGGCTATTCTTGCTGCACCTTCCATTGATTCAGCTAACTGAACAATTGATTCTGCCGTAACCATTTCAGTATACTGTTCTTCTGCAGCTTCAAGCGCATTAGCTTCTCTCTCAGCTTCATTCTTCCCAGTTCTATTTGATTTATAAATCTTCTTATATCTACCTTCGCAAAGTTTATGATGCGCTCTAGCCATGCCTGCAAATCTAGTAACTCTACCATACACGTTTGAGGTTCTAGCTACAAGTGAGGCTAGATCAGCCATTGTCATATCGACAATATCTATCTCTGGAATGCTAACGAAATATTGGTCGGCTAAATCACCAGTTCCATATGCGCTAATGATTTCTGTTATCTGTGGACTTAAGAAGTCTGACAGTAACTGATTTAATTTTTCAATCGATTGAATGTTCATTTTTACCTAGCTTAAACATCTTAATAAGGTCTTCCATATTGTTCTCTATTATAGCATCACGTATTTTGATTTTCACCTTTGAGATGTGTTCTCTTACAGTATTGGGATGTTCGGTTATAATCTGAGCTATCTCTGAGGATTTTTTTCCATCAACAAATTTCCATTTTATTAATTGTCTTTCTTGAACAGTAAGCCTATTGTATGGGGCATGGCAATCTTCTCCCATGACCCACATCTCATTGACCTCCTGAGTGCCCAGCATGTCGTCTATGGAGTACTCAACTGGAGGAGCTTTAAACCCTGGCTTAGCATCACTATCATCATCTGATGAATTGTCCTCATCAGATAAAAGTGGGAAGGACTTTCTGCCAAGTTGATCAATAAGAAATGTGTCAACATTTTTCTTTAATAGATAAAAAAAATAACTATACAAAAAACCACTAAACGGAATAGGTCCTTTTTCAGAATCCCTTCTTTGGTATCTAGTAATACATTGGAAGAATGTAGTATTAACTGTCTGTCTTACATCTTCTTCGTCACCATATCTTTTTGCCATATAAGTAATACCGTCGTAGACATTCGTTTATGTGTTTGTATCCAGCTTGATTTAATTGATTTTTCATTAGATTAAATCTAACAAAACTATCTTTAACAAAGAGCGATGTGAATCTCCTAATATCATAGTCAGATAGGTTATATTTTCCATAGTATAAAAGTGTTACATATTTTGTTAAAAAGTTATTAAACACTTTAAGTAATTCATATTGAGCGCTTGAACTTCCACCCTTTGCTTTAGCGATTAAATCTTGCATCTCGTCTTCACTTAACGTATAATATTGTTCCTTATAAGAGGCCATTTACTTTCCTTCCCAATTGGGTATCTTATCAGCATAAAAAAATCTAATGTCTTCATAAAAGATAACCTTTGGTATTTCAATCTCTGCAGCAAATTTTTTTCCATCAGTTGAATATTTACTAATAATAAAAGTAAGCTTACTGAATTCCTCTTCATAATATCTTTTAAATCTTTTAAGTTTTATCTTGCTTTTTTCATCTAAGTAGCCTTTTAACTCCACCCATTCAGTAGTTTTGTTTACGTAAAAATCTGGAGTATAGGCTTTTGTTCCTCTTTTAATTGGAAAAGGAAAAACAACCGGCTCAAAATCATATTTAATATTATATATCTGCAGAATCCTGGCGAAGTTTGCTTCCCAGTTAGATCTAAAACTGCCACCTAAGTCAGGTCTATAGCCCGATTTAGTATTTTTATACGCATTCCCTTTACCACTAATTTTTTTAGCGGATTCATTTTCTAATATTTCTTTATCAATGTAATCATTTTTAATTTTAGAAAAGTTAGGGTGTTTTTTTAATTTAGATCTATCCAAAAAAAACTCTTGTGGAGTTGTTATTTCTGGCTGCTTCATGATAACCTCTATGTCCTTAAGTCATAATAATATTATACTTTACAGGAAATAAAAATACAAAAAAAATTATCAACAGGTTGACAAACCACAAAATAGGAGATATAGTATCACTCATGAACACACTAAACACTATCATCAATAGCATCAATCAGAACATCAACGAGAACGTCATTGACGAACTCAGCAAGGTGGGCTTCAGCCACAAGGAGGCAACAAAGATTGTTGTCGAGAATAACTTCTCACTTGTAGAAGACAGCTTGTCTAACCCAGTTGAAGCATTCTGATCCTAACTTAAACTAAGCTTACTGGCCAGGGGTTCATCCCCTGGCCTTTATGCTTTACCCATTCTTTTTAGTCTGCTCAGCCCAGTAGCACATACTCCTGATTTACCATAGTCACAGAAGGTGCAATTTCTTTCATTTGAAGTGGGGTTAAACGAATTATCCTCTACAATTTTATTAATATTACTAAGTAGATTTACCTTTACTTGCTCTATATCTTCTGGTGAAAATGTGTGTGATTTTCTTTTACCAGATCTTAAGTAGTAAAGCTCTGCCCTAATTGTTTTATCCGGAAAAGCTGTTGATACTGCTAAGGCGTATATGCCAAGCTGAAGATTGTTTGGAAGATCCTTTTGAGTAACTTCCCATTTTCCGGGTCTTGTAGTCTATTATATTTATAGTATCTTCATCATAAAAATCTATTCTATCTATATATCCATTGATGAGATAGTTTCCTAATACAAAACTAAAACCAAATTCTTTATCATAAATATTAAAAGTATCACCAGAATGTTTATCATAAAATTCATCAAGTATTTCTGAGCCAACTTGGATTAAGTTATCTGGTATGATTCCGGTCGGATCATATGAAGAAATTTGCTTGACGTATTCACCCTGAAGCTCGTTTACATCCATCTGCTTATCGTTGTCTAGGCATTCTTCTAGGACAGAGTGTACAATGTTACCAAGTACAGCAGCATCGTTAAAGGTTCTCGGCTCTTTTTGTACATAAGAGTAGAAGTACTTTGAGGGACACATCTTATATGTATCTATTCTTGAGTAGCTAAAATCAGTTAATGATAATACCTGGAGAGGATCCAACTCTTTGATGGTCCTTACTTTAATTTTGTTCATCTTTTCCATTCGGGCTATATATCATATTTCCATTTTCATCGTATTCGCAACCAGATTCATCAATGGTATGATTATTGTATTTGTTTTTAAAAGAACCTTCACCAACTGGAATCCAGCCTGTTTTTCCTATTTCCATTTGATCATATTCATTATATGGCCAGCTCATAATCGTCTCCTATTTAAAATCTAATTGGCATTCGATAATCTCATCTATATTGATATAGTAATTTAATGCCATATATAGATCATTTAATTCTTTTTTAGAGCAATACAATCCAGCGACTCCGATTTGTAGAAAATAATTATCTACTTGTGAAGAGCCGTCACCATACTCTATTAGCTTAACATTACCTTTTATAACTCTTCCGTTTTCAGATTTCATTAATCCTCATCTACTATTGCTATAGGGTTCCATGTTGGGTCATCTAACTTCTCTCTCATGTCTCCAACGTAAGAGTCCCAGTCTCTTTCATCTTCAGTCTTTTTTACATATTTAACTTCAGCCTTAAAAGGATTACTCTTAAATTTAGTTAATATCAAGCGACCTTCTTTTGTTCTCCATCTAAGAACTCCGTTTTTACAATCGCAAAAATCATCTGGGTCTGGAAGAACCTTAAGCTTTGGATCATATCTTCCACTGCAGTCTGAGCATTTTGAATAACGACCTTTATCTTGACATCTATTGCAGCATGAGCAAAATGTCCAACAAGATCTATTTGAGGGGTTAATTACTACTTGACTTATCATATCCTATCCTAGTCCAACTATTGATCTTAAAGTTTTTTCTACTTTTGTAGAAGTAGTTTTATTGAATTTAAATGTATATTTTTTATTCTCATCTAGCATTTCAAGAAATACTATTGATGAACCATTTGCATTATTAATTATATCATAAAGCGACTGTATGATTTCATTACTTAACAGTGTATTAGATCTTAAAAAGATAGACTTACCACCACTTAAAATAGAATGATCAACTTTTTCTGATGAAGAGTATATAACTTTTACGGCAGAATTTTCTTCATCTCCTTCTTTTGCAATTGAGCCAGACACAATGATTATGTCCCCCTCAGAGAAGAAGTCATCTGGAATATTTTTTGCTTCTTTTGGAAATACAATAACTTCTATTCCTGAAGTAACATCATCTATATTCAGCTTGAACATCTTCATGCCTTTTTTGGTTATCATTTTTTTAACTGAAGTAATGATCCCACCAATTTTTGTTTTAGAACCAGCATAAAGATCTGATAGTTCAAATATTTCGGAATCTATTTTTGGTCTTATGGAATCCCAAATTCCTTCGATAGGATGCCTAGATACATATATTCCTAGTTCATTTTTTTCTCTTTCAAGAATTTCTAATTCTTTTCTTCTACTAATTTCTATTTCTTCATTAATCTGAAACAGTTCATCGAATGCACCTGCTGCACCAAGGTGTTCTAATGTAGATTTTTTAAGAACAGATGTATCAGATCTTCTAAAGAAGTCATGCATAGATGTATAAGGATTGTCTAAGTCTCTACAGGATATTATTGCATCAGCAATTGAAGGTCCTATTCCATTTATAGCTGATAGACCAAAGAGAATCTCAGAGTCAGACACTACGTCAAAGTCATGAAGTGATCTATTGATTGATGGAGGTTGAACTTTTATATTTGTTTTTCTACAGTCAGAAAGATATACGGATGACTTATCTTTATTTCCCGCAACAGAAGTTAAAAGAGCTGCCATGTATTCTGCTACGTAGTGAGTCTTTAGGTATGCTGTAACATAGGAAACCATTGCATAGCTTGCTGCGTGAGCTCTGTTGAATCCGTATCCACCGAAATATTCGATATCAGAAAATATCTTGTTGGCTTTTTCTTCAGATATATCTGAGTTTGAGATGCATCCCTCAACAAATTTTCTTCTTATCTTTGCAATTTTGTCCATCTGTTTTTTGCCAATTACTTTTCTTAGGTCATCAGCTTCGGAAACAGTAAAGCCAGCTAATGCTCTAGCAACAGCTAGGACGTCTTCTTGATATAACATGATCCCAAGAGAGTCTTCAAGAGCTATTTTCATAGAAGGATGGTCATAATTAATTTCAGACCTACCATGCTTTCTATTTATGTAAAGCTTATCCATTCCAGAGCCCATTGGACCTGGTCTATACAAGGATATAAGAGCCATGATATCCTTGATATCTTGCGGCTGAAGCTGGACCATAAGCTGTCTCATGCCAGAAGACTCAAGTTGGAATACTCCTATAGCATTACCTTTACATAGCTCCTCAAAAGTTCTTTTGTCATCGAGAGGTATTTTTTCTAGGTCAATGTCAATTGACTTTGTTCTCTTTACAAGCTGAATACATTCATCTATAACGCCTAGGTTTCTTAAACCTAAGAAGTCAATTTTAAGAAGTCCACATTGTTCTACTCTGCCCATGTCCCATTGAGTAACCATGGGTGAGTCTACACCCTTTTGCATTATGGGAAGATAGTCGGTTAGTGCGTCTCTAGATATAACCACTCCAGCTGCATGGACTCCAGTTTGTCTGACTAAACCTTCAAGACCAAAAGCTGTATCTATTATTTTTTTACTATCTTCATTGGAATTATATTCAGAACTAAACTCTGCTACTTCCATGCACTCTGTAAGACTTTTTGATACACCTAAGACTGGTGGTGGAACAAGTTTAGATACTCTATCTCCCCCGGAAAAATCATATCCTAAGGCTCTTGCGGCATCCCTAATAGACTGTCTTGCTCCAGTCCTATTGAATGTACATATGTGGGCTACGTGATCTGTTCCATATTTTTGACGGGCATACTCTATAACTCTATCTCTATGCCTATCGTCAAAGTCTAGGTCGATGTCTGGCATTGACTTTCGGCCCTCGACAAGAAATCTTTCAAACATAAGACCAAACTTAATTGGATCTAGATTTGTTATGCCAAAAGCATAGGACAATACACTGCCAGCAGCAGATCCTCTTCCCCATCCAACTCTAATATCATTTTCTTTAGCCCATTGAACTAAATCAGATACAACTAAAAAGTATTCTGGGAAACCCATTTCCTTGACAACTCTAAGCTCATAGTTAGCTCTGTCTAAAACTTCTTGCGACAGATCTTCACCATATCTTTTTTTTAATCCATTCCATGCCAGTCTTTCAAAGTATTCAGTTGAAGACTCATTTGTTGGTATAGGAAAGTTAGGGAAATGTATTTCTCCAAATTTAAGATTAACATCTACCATGTCGTTTACATGCATGGTATTTTTAAGATACTCTTCTGTAAAAACTTTAGCCATTTCGTCGTAAGACTGTAGGTAAAATTGATCACCAGAAAAAGAAAATCTATTTGGTGTATTTATGTTGGAGTTAGTTGCTACGCATAGCATTATGTCATGAGCATGTGCGTCGTGTTGATGCACATAATGACAGTCTCCAGAAGGAACCACTTTGGCTCCTATTGAATTAGCTATCTTTATTAGATCTGGTATGATTCGTAGCTGCTCTTCTATTCCATGGTTTTGAATTTCTATGAAATAGTTTTCTTTACCTACAATATCTTGCATAGAACTTGCATGCATAAGCGCAGTATTATAGTCTTTTCTCAGGAGTGCTTGAGAAACCTCTCCATTCAGACAGCCTGATAATACAATTATTCCATCAGAATGTTGAGAAATTAATTCATGGTCTACTCTAGGCTTAACATAGAACCCCTCAGTAAAAGCTCTAGAGGACATTTTAATTATATTGTGATACCCAGTATTATTCTTTGCAAGGATAGTTATATGATATGGACCTCTTTGTTCCCATTCATTTTTTGATTTACCAGCTCTTTCTTCTTCGTCTCTATCTAAACGAGTTTTTCTTGCTTGATAGAATTCAGAACCTAATATTGGCTTAACTCCACAGCTCATTCCGGCATCATAGAAATCTAGCCATGAGTGGATATTGCCATGGTCGGTCGTAGCTAACCCGACCATGCCAAGATCCTTAGCTCTATTAAGGTATTGCTCTACGCCACCATGTCCATCTAGTGTAGAGTAAACAGTGTGGTTATGTAGGTTAGTCCAATTCTTCAACTTATTCCTCTACTATTATCACTTTGTCCTAAGGCTTGATTTCTTGTTTCCCTATAGGTTATTATTACAACTCCACCACAAAATTTACACGGTACATTCTTTCCTTCTTGTGCAAAAGGGCTCCTGTACATGTACTGTTCTGGCTGGTCTGAATGGCACTCACTACAAGTTCCAATAACATCTTCATCATTTTCAATCATTTTTTTCTCCTTTCTTAACTATTTTATATGCGAATCTAATTGGCGATGGTTCATTCTTGTCATTTGTCTCAACAAACTTATCGCCTATCTTTACCCACTTTTTCTTATATTCCAATGAGCAGTCTCCACAACCAACGCCGGCTGAGTTAGCTCTAGCGCAGGTATAGGGTCTTCCTCCTATCCCTATTTCTCTTCTTTTTATCCAGTCTTCTATGTGAGCAGAAGACTTCTTGGGATTATAATCGTCACACTTTGATAATACTTCATGTAGATATTGTACCGATTCATCAGTGTAAGTTAATATAGAGC